CAGAAGTGCTGGATTCTGTCCGGCTGTGACTATTCAGCCGAGGCCTGCCAGCAATGCTACGAACCTGATGGCTCTATTGCCTACAAGTCCCCGGGCTGGTGCTACCTTTGGTGCAACCCCCTGGACAGCGTCTGCACGGATGCCGGGCCCACTCGTTGGGCCCCCTGTGCGGAAGCTACAGGTTTCAGCGAGAGCGGCGCTCGTGCGCTCACGTGGTGCGTCTTTGGCGCGTGCATGAGCTTAGCGCTGTACCTCGCCTCGTGGCTGCTTCTGGAGAAGCTCCCCCATTTTGTGCGATACTTGCGCGTGCGTTCAACCGCGCGCAGAGTGGAGCGCCTTACCGTAGATCGGTACTATGAACCCCTGTCCTACAATGGCAACACCCTCTTCCACGCGGAGGGGGGTCCAGGAGAAGGATTCGCTTACGTAGTAGTGGACACCGGCAGCGGGCACATTCGAGTTAAACTGGATGGAACTGCATCTAGCTCGGTGTCTCGCGGCCGTGAGATGGCCCTACCAACTTCGCGAATCCGAGTACTTGCCAGACGGCATCCTTCCGTTGTCGCCATCATTAAAGACGACGCATGGATAGGTATGGGCTTCAGAGTAAACGACACGCTCTTTACAGCTTTGCATGTTGTTCGCGGACACCCCGCGGACTCGCTTTTCGTGAAGGGCGATGGGTCTGAGGCACTTCCGCTCAAAGGATTATCTGTACAGTATTATTCTGTGGCATATGACATCATAGGGCTGCGCCTTAAGCAGGGCCAATGGGCCTTCTTGGGCGTCAGAGCAGCTACTTTAGGTGTCCCCCTTAAGAGCACGCTTGTTACAGCCTTCGGCCCCAATGCCGCAGGTCAGCTTGCGATCTCCGACGGACCCCTTATGGAGTCTCGTTGTAAAGGTCTGCTACTAGCTCACCAGTGTTCCACCCTTCCGGGTTGGTCGGGCTCCCCGCTTTTGGCGGCGGGCCGCGTCATTGGTATGCATCAAGGCCATGCCGGCTCGTTCAATGAGGGCTTGTGCTTCGCACCCTTCATTAGCCTCGAGTCAGAGCATCGCAACCGATTGTATACCTCGGAGTCGGATTCTTCGTACTTCGAAAGTGATGACGATGGTGAGGATCTGTACGATAGAGCTGGTGCTGCTTTCCTCGATGGAACCATGGCGCGAATCCGGTCCCGTGGTAATCGCTACCAGGTCATCCATGACAGACATGATAGTCGAGTCATGGGCGACTGGAGCGAAAACATGGGATTTGACGACGAAGTCCATGACCGTCTCCTCGAGATGCTTGGCAGTGGCGAGTTCAACTACGCGGGCCGCGAAGGTGGCCCTGTCTCCTCTGATGACACGCGTGACTTGGCTGCTAATTTTACAAGCTCCTGTGGCGAGGACCTCAAGAAGGTTCGCTCGGAGCTGGATTTCAGCCTGTCCGTTTTGGCGGATGATGGTGGTCCGGATGAAATTCTCTTCCGCACCGTTCGCCATAGTCTCGAGAAAGGCAGGCTCGCCGAAGCGGTCAGATACGCAGCAGCGATGACTAGTCAAGAATTAGCGGAGTCCATTGCCTTTGGCAGTGTGCTCAAGACCGATCTTGACTGGTACACCCAGGGAAACCGGTCCCTCGGCTTCGAGACTTGGCGCTATTACATTGTTTCTAGCCCTGTCAAGAGCCGCGAGGCCCGAAAGATCACAGATGAGCTCCTAGTTTTGGAGCCCTGTGGCTCTGGAGTGCTCCGGAATGGCTCGCGCCGCGAAGTGCGTGTTGAGGGAGCGGTGCGCTATTTTGTGCCCCCGCTTCCCCTCGCCCATGCTAAAGGCTGGAAGAATAAGCGCCTGCCAGCTGATATCTCTGTCTGCTCACCTGAGCAGCATGCTTGCTTAAACGCTCGCATTGAGACGCTGGCCCACTTCTGCTACAGCCCTGATTACCTCGACGAGGTTGGGGCGTACGTTGGTAGTTCCCCTCAGGTTGTTTACCTGAATGCGCTCCTCGCTTTCTATATGGAGTATTGCGAGGCGCTTGGCTGTGCCCAAGAAGCGGTTATGTACCACAAGGGCACGGTCGGAGGAATTCCCGTGTGCTCCATCCCTCGAGATGTTCTAGCTGCTGCCGAGAGCATCACGAAACTTGTGATGTTGGGCGCACTCCAGCTTAACAACACCTTCGATCCCCTCGCCGCTCTTGCTCTGTACGCTCATAAACGCGTGGAGCAAGGGCGCGAGTCAGCAGTTATCGCACCCCATCCGCGATCTGAGAACCAGCAGACCGCAGATCAGGATTTTCGCTCAGCCCCGCAGCCGAACCCCCCGGTTGCGGGGACGCCCTCGAAAGAGCGCGCCAGCAGGCCCAGTACCGCTGGCGAGCCAGAGAAGGCTTCTGTAGCGGGGTCCAGATTTGCGGAGCAATGGTGCAAGCTCCCGGCGGAGGAGGCTTCCGGAAACGGGAAAGCCCGCCGCTCGTCGCGCCGGAGACGGCGTCGGAGCACCAAGTCCGAACGCAACTAGAGGATGATCCCTCGATTGCGTACATCGTCAAAGCTCTCGACGATCTCCAGTGGCCAGACCGGGGAGCCGAGGCCGAGAAAACTAGCCTTCGCGTACATGCGGGCTACTTCAACGCCACGGAGCCCCCGCCACACCTCAGTACCATAGAGCCGATAGTCGACGAGAGGTATCCCTCCGTCGACGAGTCTAAGCGAATGAATGCGCTTCTGGACCGGTCTTCTGTGGAAGCCGAGGTGAATCTTTTGGTCGAGACTATCTTGAGCACCAACCCCGAGAGTTCCCCTGGGGCCCCTTATTATAGGTTGGCTACCCAGAACAGGGAGCTCTTCGAGAGACACCGCGACCTCATTGTTGGCGCAGCGGTCGAGCGTATCCTCCTCCTTTCCACTACCCCAGTCGAGAGCCTATATGAGCTCGAGGCTGAGGAGTTGGTGAAGGGCGGTTACACTGATGTCGTTCGGCTGTTCGTCAAGCCTGAACCCCACGCGAGCCGTAAAGCTTCGATTTCAAAGTGGCGACTTATATCATCGATATCTGTCGTCGACCAGTTGGTAGAAAGATTCTACGCAGCTGGTCTTAACCGAGAGTATATCGACTCGTGGCACAGGATCCCGTCCAAGCCTGGCATCGGTTTTACTGATGACATGGTGGGCCTCACTATAGATTCTGTGATGCCCCTGTACAGCAAAGGCCTTCTGGCCGAGGCTGACATAAGTGGCTGGGACTTTTCCTGCCAGTGGTGGGAGCTCGAGGCAGCCGCGCGTTTCCGAATAAGGAAGACAACTGGCCTTCGTTCTAGCGCTGAAGCGCAGTTCGCATGGTCACGCCTCATCCTCAATAGGACGCGCTGCGCTTCGCTCTCTGTGTTCTGCTTCAGCGACGGGACTATGGCTTGCCAGACTACCGCCGCCTGGATGAAGTCCGGACGATATGTGACTGGTAGCGACAATTCGTATATGCGCGTGCTTGCCAGCGCCCTAGTATCATCTTTGAATGACGACGGGGTCGTTGAACCGGCCAAGTGGTATTGTGATGCTATGGGCGACGACTCGCTTGAGCTCGCCATAGAC